TCAAACAAGGTCTATTAGATTAAGCAAACGGATCATCGATATCGTCCGTGTGAATTTGTCCTGCGGGACGTGGGTTAGGAGTAGCCTCTTGCTCCTTACGCGAATCAAGCAATGACCAGTTGTCTACCATAACCTTAATCGCTTGCATCTTTACACCATCTTTATTAGTGTACTTATCAATCTGCACCTTGCCACTTACAGCAATCAACCTGCCCTTTTGGGCATACTCAGCTAGTGCTACACCTGAGTTGCCAAACATTGTGCAGTTGAAGAAATCAGATTCCTTATCTTTAGTCTTGCGATCAACTGCAATACAAAAAGTTGTGTAGGGCTTTCCTAATTGCGATTCTTTTGTTACAGGATTATCTGTTAATCTACCAACAAGTGAAACGTTATTGAACATAATGTCCTCCTTTTTTATTATACCGTAATACAGTAAATGCACAGGTGTAATTGTTGAAGTAAACTCAGTTATGGCTCGTGAAATTAAACAGATGCGTAATCAAGGCATCTATAAAACATCTATGATGAATGGGATGAAAAAGGGCATGAAAAAAGGCAAGCCCGTTCCAAAAGAAAAGACTTGCCCTAAATGCGGTAAGACGGATTGTGGGTGCGAAGAATACGAAGATTAAAGCTGTTTGTTTAAATCCCTAGCGCATTCTGGGCATGCGCATTCCTGCTTCTTCATCTTGTTGAACGTAGATTTTTTGTCTGCGCCTAACGTTGTTTCAACATCTCTAGCAATCCGTTCTGCCACAATGTCACTCTGTGTAATTGCAGCGACAAGATACCAGACCGCCTTAAGCATGTCATCATTGTAAGTAGATCCATCTTTGCTTCCAGCTCGCTCAATATACTTGACTGCACTGAACGCTTCCCAAGATAGATCCCATTCCCACGCACAATGAACTGCTTGAATTTTGTGTTTTCGATAATGCTCGTTATTCATTAGAATTTTCCTGTAGATCCAAAACCACCAGTTCCGCGTTGTGTGTTTTCTTCAAACAAACTTCCTGTTTGCACAACTTTGATCTCTGGTAAAACGACTGGGCACATAACTAACTGTGCGATTGCCATGCGCGGAACAACAATAAACTGCTCCTCGCCAGTGTTGTGCAGTATTACTCCAAGTTCACCTTGGTAATCAGCATCAATAGTTCCCGGTGAGTTTAATACAAATACGCCATGCTTTGCAGCCAATCCACTACGGGATCTAATTTGCAATTCAAAACCTTCAGGAATTTTTACTTTCCATCCAGTTGGAATTACCATTGTTTGACCACGTCTTAGAACAACAGGTTTTTTTACATAGGCTTTTAAGTCAACCCCACTCGAAAGCGGGGTTTTTCTTACAGGGATAAAGTCATTGACTTCATCATCTTTGCCTGTCCATTGAAACTCTAATGAATTCAAGTCTATTCTGCCTTGTTCTTAAGCTTATCCATCAAACTTGTAATCGTAACTAACGCAAGGTCATTGACCCATTTAGATGGAACACGCACAACTTGCTTAAGTTTAATTACTTCTACAGTCAAGTCCTCGATAGATAGCGGTGCAGTTTCTGTTTCGTTATGCTTAACAACGTACTCACTGGGAGATACCTGCACAACTTCAACATCAGATTGATTACTCTTCTTTAGGATTACCATTGTCTCGTCCCTCTATTAATTCACTTACTGCTTTTATTGCAAGATCTTTAATAAACCTGTGCGGAATTCTTAAACCACTTGCCTCAATAGCATCTAGCAGTATAACTGCTTCAGCTATGTCTTGCACTACTTCTTTATTTAAGATGCTGCTATTCTTGCACATCCATTCAACAGTTATAGATAAATCATCATTTTCTATAACACCTACATCTGAATCGTTGCAGATAGTTAAAAGAATTGTCCTTATAGGACCCATTGACTTCATTAGTCTAGGTTCAAATAGAATGCTTCAAATGCTTCTGTCGTTACTGGCAATACTTCCCTAAGTACATTCCAGCAATCAACAGCCAGCTCTCTATGTTCGGTTTGCGTATGGTTGTCCATGCGCACACGGCAGTAATGAAGCCAGTCTCTTACTGTGCCTTTCATGTAGAGCCTTGTACCAACACACAGTGGCAGCACCATTCGTGCTGACTCAAGTGCTACACCAGACTTAACAAGATCATCGTATGCGCGAATTGCAACCAACACTGGAGCTAACGCTTTATTGTCCATTTGAAATTGTGTTTCTTCATCTTCAAACGGCATGCTACCTTGCCGGTTAGTGGTACCTTTACGGCGCATAACTGGTAGATCCAACTCAATCTTGCTTGGGTTAGCATAACGCTGGCTAAACTCTTGAAAGTGGAAGCTTCTGTGGCGCAGTATCTGCGCTGAAATAGCCCGTGATGTGTAGATTTCCATTACCACATCAACCATCTCAAATACTGACCAGTGGCCTTCTTTCATGCAGTAGCGAAGTAGTCGCTCATAGTTCGGATTGTTCTCGTTCTCGGATGATACACGTGCAAGATGAATCATAAATTCTTCTGCATCAGGTTGAATATACTTAAGTGTAGCTGCCATCTTTCTCCTCCAAAATCCCCAGTACGGGATTCGAACCTGTACTCCTTGCGGAAACGGATTTTAAGTCCGTCGTGTCTACCATTCCACCAACTGGGGGCAAAATTATTATACCGTAGGTATATATGGTATTATGTATGCACAACGCGATGAAAACTTAAAAAGTCCGCCCATCATGCCTAGATATTTTGAGTCGAGCGAAGTAAAAAGCCCCTTCACAGAGGGGCTTTTTTTATTCAACAATGGCAGTTGCGGTGACTGCTTTTCTAGAACTTCGTGCTAACTCTTTGTTTCCACCGCTGTAGTAGACTGCTAATCCGTCTCTTACTAGTTGTTCATTGAGTGAGCAAGCTGCCTTATCTGTCCTCACAGTGACTAACCTGCGCCCATATTTGTCTGCTTTGTGTTCTACTCCGATAATGAACTTTTCGAGCCTAGCTGCGGCGTCTTCAAACCAGAATTTTGCTTCAAGTAGGGACTTCTTTCCGTCTGCCGTTGTTTTCTCCGGCGTATTAATTCCGTGGAGCCTACAGTGCTGATCCACCAACCAAATACCAAAACCGAGATCGATGTCGCAAACAAAAGTGTCGCCGTCAATAACTCTTTTGTACTTGATTCCATATTCGTACATTACTTTTTCTTCCCATTAGACCCACTGAGTGCAGTTTTACCATACTCATTTGGGTCATTTTTAATACCTAAAGCATCGCGAGTAACACCAGCATTTTGTTTGCTGTCTCTGATTTCCATCTGCTTAAAGGTTTCATTCCAAGATTGGGATTTAATCTTGCGATTTGCGTTTATCGCACTATCAATTGGCTCTTGTAGTTTCTTTGTAACGCCTCGTACAGCGCTTGAAATAAAGCTTCCGACAAATGGTATTGATTTGATCTTTTTATTGGCTGCATCAGGCAATTCTGGGCGCACAGACTCTAGGAAATCTTCCTTTTCCTTAGCATCTTTGCGGATGCTTTTAAGGTTTTTCTCTGGAAGGTTAGTGAAGTCTTTATTGTAATCCTGTGGCATGGCGGTTCTCCTATGCCATTATAACCAAAAAAGACCAGTGTGGCTGACTGGTCTTTCCTGTTTGCAGAGTTTGAATTTGACGGACAGAAGAGGAGGTTTCCGTTCCTTCAAAGCTCACCTCTCGGTGGCAACCCTACTTTATCATAACGCTACACCCTGTGGGAGAAAGAGAAAGGACCACAGGGCATAACGCCATTCCCGGTGCGTTTTCATGCATGGGGAAATCTACTTGACTTTTAGAAGCTTAGAGTACGACGTACCTGACATAGCTTGTGCAGCCTGTTTATTAGTAACCTTTGTGTACACAGGCTTGTTCACAGTTGCTTTCATTTCTGGGTCAGTGGTGTTGATCGCATGCGTATATGCTGCATGCTGCTTAGCTTGAGCACCCATGTCCTCTACACGCTTATCACGGTCTTCCTTAAGGCCAGTACGGATATACTCTGCGTTACGTCGGTGCCTATTCACGAGCTGTGGTGTGTTGTATTGCTTGCCTTCTTCACGCATATCTATACCTCACAGCGATTATACTCCTACTGCTGGGATCGAACCAGCGACCATCCGGTTAACAGCCGGACGCTCTTCCGCTGAGCTAAGTAGGAAAGTACCGTAAGTATATCTATAGTATGAGGATGTAGCAAGTTTGTATGGAACCTATTTTCTCCGGGGAGATACTGTTTCTCCGTAGGGAGAAATGATATATAGAGGAGAAGGAATATATGTTTTGGAGTCCCTACTAGGCCGATCGGACCCACCCACCCCCTTGCCATGCCACCCTTTACCCTCCCCGCCCCCCGGCACGTGACTGGTTTGAAATTCCCCACCCACTTACATGGTGTGCCCCCTACTGGGTGGTGCGGTACTTCATTCCCTCTAACGTCTGGCACGTATGGTGTACGTGCTATTGATAAGACAAACCTATGTCGAAACGTTTGAACAAAGGAAAAAGTTATGAAGTTTCTCTCTGCCGCCTCTTCTGAGGTAACCGCTCTTCTCGACCTGCTCAAAGTCTGCCAAGCCAATAATGACATGGTACGCACTGAGTCTGTACAAAAGTCGTATCGGAATATCGCTAAGATATACGCCAATAATGCCCGGCGTTCACCAATGGCGTCGCAGGCGAACCTTGACGAACTGCTAACCGCGCTCAATGCGAAGGTTCTGGAGTGCAATGTCAAGTCTGCTGATGCTAAGGCGGACGCTATCGCATCGCAGTATGCGCAGTCTGCTAAGGTTGCAATGGATGCAATCTCGGTTCAGACTGGTGGTTCTGAGGATGCTGGCACAGAGCTGGCATAACCTCCCCTCTGGCATCCGGTGTAACATACCGGGTGCCAGATTTTTTAGAAAAAACACACATAGAAAGTCAATGAGCCATGTTTGACAACATCAAGACCCCAACAATCAACAACCTGTTAGCGCTCGGTAACCAGTCTGGTTACGGCGTGAAAGCGCACCTGCATATCCTTGCTACTAGCCCTGAAGGCGTACGGGAAACAGTCAAGGTCACACAAGACATTGATGCGTTTCGTCTGGAATTCATTACGCTTATGCCGCACTTCACTATGCGCCAAGTGAAGAACAATCAGTTACACGTCTGGTATCACTCGGAAGAAGCAAGTGCTTACGTTGGAAGTGGTGACGTGATGGATGAACTGAAAGAAGAAGGGTACAGCGATATCCGGTACAGCGATGATGGGTACTTGCTCATCATTGATGCGGACTCGGTCAAGCGCCTCGTGCGGAAGGGGCTACTTGAAGAACTGGGGGCTTAGGCCCCCAGCCGTTATCGTGTCCTCATTATGTGACGATAATGAGCTGATGAGGCAGTTATGCCGAAACACGATTGCCTCACTGTTATGTCATAGGAACCGCAGAAATGCTTACACAGGAAAAGATCGACTCTCTCCCAGCGGATGTCCGCTTGCACATTGAAGTGCTTGACGCACACCTTGATGACGCTATTGCATCGTTGAGTCGTGGTGCAAAAACAATGCGTAATGCAAGGCAGAGAATCATCGGGTTACAGTCTGTTGTTGCAAGTTTGGTTATCATCGCCGTCGGGTCATTGGTTATTGCAGGCATGGAGCACACAACCATGATGCAGACAGAAGTGGAACGACAGCGCATATCCGAGGAATTGGATGAAGCACACGTCAACGCGGCATCTATGGGTTGTGACCTTGGACGGCACATCGAGAAGCCAATCAACTAATGCACACGGGGGGCGCAAGTCCCCCACTTTTTACACATACAACGTTTGTATCGAGGAGTTAGTTATGTTGAAGTTTGAGTTTCTTTACGATTCGCCGGTTAAGTGCGAGCATATGCAAGCCAAGCTGAACAAGAAGGCATCCCACCTTCTCAGTAAAACACTGATGCGCCGTACCTACTATGGGTCAATCATCAATGAGATCCCATACGATGATGCAGCTGCAACGTCTGATGCACGTCAATTCTTTAATGCAGCAATGATGTGCTGTATCAAAGAGGAATGGGATGAGGCCCTTATGTGGTGGGCAATGGGCGATAAGTTGTGGGCATCTAGTAATGCCAGCCTCCTGTTTGAGCACAGCATGGATGTTCAAGTGAAGGTTGACACAATCATCAATTACGCCACACTCAGTGTTGATAGTTGGATCAACACAATGTATGGCTCTTGCCACACAGAAACCGCCGTTGCACACATGAGAGTGCGCACGATCGATGCAACAAAACTTCACGAGCGACTCGAAGAGCTTAGATGGGAATGGCTCGCCCATTGCGCAGAGAAGAAGAAGGAACGGCGAGAGTTAGCACAATCGCTTGATGAACTGTGCAACTACACAGAAACAGGAGAAACAAAATGAACATATTCAAAAAGATGCAGACAGCCCACATGGCTAACCAAGTTAAGCGTGAACTCGAAAGAGTTATCAAGTCCATTGAAGTCGCAGCTGAAGAATGCGAATACAACAAGGATGAGATGCTCGACTGGCCCAAGTGGCCATACATGCTCATCACAGAAGACGATGAGGAGTATGTATGTACTCTCGATAACGTTGGAAAGAAGAACCTCATGCTCTTCATCACTGAAGAGGAAGCCAAGCAGTTTGGATGCCTGTTCGAAGCCATGACCAAGCAGAAATGCAAGGTTACACAGCCAGAGAAACTACTCTCTTTCAAGAGAGACTGCGTTCTCACCATTCACAACTGCGGATTCGAGATGTGGTACGGGACATACAAGTCACACACATTCATCGAAGAATTCAAGTCAATGAGGGCAACAGGCCTTATCTAGACGAAACTTCTCCCTTGCGGAGAAGTCTGTGAGAGTTGACCGCCTTGCACTGATGAGTCAGGTCTAATGGAAAACACCATGAAAACAAATGAGATTCTCGAAACACAGACACAGATCAACGAGTTGTCACGCGCTATGTACAAGACTTGGTCACGTACAGGCGAGACACTCAAGGCTAATGAGGCACACCTCAAGAGCCTGTGCAACAAACTTGATCGCCTCATCGTTGAGGCACATCAGGCTGACAAAGAGGCACAAAAGCGTCGTAGATTAGGGGTCTAAATTTTAGTACCCTCCCAAAAATAGTAAGGGTGAGGGTTGCAAATTTTGTAACCCTCATTACATTGAACAACAATAATCTTAACTATAAGATTTAGGAACAACACAATGATTCGAACAAAGCAGTTTAAGTGTGGCTGGCTAGTAACCACCACTGACAGTAGTGACAGTGGATACGATGACCATGATGTAACACTTCATGGTTTCTTTGACAACAAGCGTGATGCAGAAGCATGCCTTGTTCAACACTTGCCACAAACTATTACAGGATGGTGCAAGCGCTATGAGCACTGGACCCAAGAACAGTACGATGAGATCCAGACGTTTGTAGACTTTAGTTTGTATCCAAACTTAAGGGTTTACCGAATAAATGATGATGAGGACTGCTTCCCTGCACTCTATGACCTCAACACCATTGAGTTGTATGAGCCTTTGCCCAAGTTAAATCAAGAGCAAATCATCAAGCTTTACAACATGATGGGTGGACACTTTGATTGCTCAAGGCATTCAAGTTCCACAACAGAGATGGAATGGGTAGCCTGTATCCCAAACGGATACTACAACAAGAACTACAGCAAAGGAAAACGAAATGCTTAGTGTAGGACAACGAGTTCGCAATGTACGTCGCCCCGATGTTATCGGGGTGGTTGTATCTTTAGATGCTCCCAATAACAAATGGGCAGCTAGACCACAAGACCATCGAGTAATGGTCAGGTACCCACGCCTCACGCTTACCTCTAACGGTAAGTGGAAGGGAGGCGAGCTTGATGAACTCCCTAACGATCTATTACCTACAGGGGAGCCAGTTCATGAGGCGTTTGCTAGTTATAAGCGCAGTGGTGATGAGGGCGGTGTCGGCGCTCGCATTGCTGCGTATGACAGAAAGAAGAGGCGTAGCAGATGATTATCATTGCATGCGTTTGCGTTGCTATGTTGTCCATCCTGTTTTTAATAGGATGGTTTTTTAATACCATTGAGGTTGCACAGAAAGAGATAGATAACAAAGATGAATAAACAGATTATTAGTGCGCATGAACTTGCACGTAACGTAATCAAGGCTTACGAGATAGCTGACGCTCTTATTACGGGCGTTGAGTTCCATAACTCAGAGAATGGCAGGTCAAAGCACAGAATTAATATTAATGGCACTCTTGAGGTGCGATTGTATATGCACTATGAGCTTATGGCTCCCGCTGTGTACAACATCTATATTCAAATACATGATGACAAATGGGCACTCACAACACATGGTTACCTTGATGAGGTCAATGTCGAGTATTCAAGTACTAATACTGACATGGCTTACAACTATCTTAACCTCAAAGAGTGGGTGAATGACTTTGTCGCCACTGTCTATCAACTCAAGGTTGCAGAAGTACACGGCATCGTAATCGTTCCTTAGTTACATGTGAGGGATGCGTCTCACCAACAACGCATGAAAGAGAACACAATGACATTAGAACAAAAGAAAGTTGCCTACTGGAAGTGGGTCAACGATATGGTTTTGATTAACATGATGGCAAACATGGGTTTGCATAAGAAACATCGCAGTGATTTCCAATCAGAGCTTCCAGATACTGATGATGTTGAGACACAGTATCAATTCATGCTCAACTACAACACCAACAAAGCACAAGAGCTTAACCGTCAACGTGCAGAATTACGAGGATATTAATATGCCACCACTACATCACTACAAGAGAATTATTCTCAATTTCGCCTACCTCCACATCCATCCCGGTGGTGGACTAGAGAAAACTATACTGTTAGCACCAAGTTTTCAACGCTTTCTAGATCGTGAGGCACGTCAACACTGTGCTGAGTTACTTGACTTTATTGATGCTCATGTTCCACATGATGCACGTAACAGGCAAGGCTTTGACATCTGGCACAATGCGGAACCTACAGATAGCGAGCGAGTTGTTTACAAGCAGTGGCTTGACGCAATCACGCCAATGCCACGAGGATGGGAGGAGGTAGACACAAGTGCCTAGGTATACATACCACAATCAACAGTATGACTTTCAGGGCCGAGCAATCGGCCCTGTTGGTGTCTTTCATAATGCCACTGTTGCAAAAACAGTGGCTCGTTATCTTGTATACATGCAACCAGAAATCATGCACATTAGGATTTCAAGATGCCTTGAGCATACATATGAATTTGAGCCGTTCATGATTGTTTACATGAACATCGTAACTGACAAAGCTAAAGTAAGTAGAAGGAAAGTATTTTAAAATGAGATTTGTACCTGTAGTGTTGTACGGTTCACTCGTACTTGAAGCGTTATTGCAAGAACAATTAATAACAAAAGATCATTACGATCATATGTGGGAACGGTTTAAAGATCTTAGCAACCAACTCAATTATGTGTTAATTGATCTTGATGAGGTGACTCTTAATCTTGAGCAAATTGAATCAGAAATGATAATGAATTACATAAGAACCAGAGAAAACATAACGGACCACGAGTTTTCGTTCAATATCAAAATCGCTATCTAATGTTTGTGTGAGGGGTGCGCCTCACTAACAACGCACAGAAAGAAACATAATCATGTCTATCGAATTGTACACAAAGTATTTCCGCGAAGCTCTTCTCGCTGTTCCTGCAAAATTAGCAGACGGTACATTGCCTTCATATGGTGGATACTACACCACATCACATTCAGATGCCGTTGAACTCAACGGTCATCTCATCCAAATGCATTACGATCTGCGAATGGATGTAGCGGATGGTCAAGAGAAGACTCTTCACCCTGTTCCTCTTGTACAGATTGAAGTCAGAATGACACTGCGTCCTGATAAGGATAACCGTGATACATCTTCAATGATGAGCAAGATTATCAAGGTTCAGTTGAACTCTGAAACTCTTGAAGAGCAGATCGATGAGGCGATCCAAACACTGGAAAGAGTCATCATTGATGTCAAGTTGCCTATCATTGCCTTTGACTTCTGGAAGTATGTTGCTACTGCAATGCCAGACTTTGAAGGTCAAGTGAGGAAGACTTGTGTTCGTAACCACCAGAGATTAACCCTCAAGGATTAATTAGATGTGAGGGGTGCGACTCACTGACAACGCACACTACACAATGAAAGACAACACAATGGAAAAAGTTATTTGCTTGGTAAGCGTAGAGATGTTCAATGCACCGGGAATGCTCCGGTGGGCACGTCACTTTTACCGCATGACTAACTGCTCAAAGAAAGATAAGAAATATTTTTTGGGTGTCATGGAAGCATGGGTGACAGACAAAGCAACTGCTAAATACTGCCTTGAATGTCCTGATGATGTCATTCAATGGGATGACACAGCACAAACAGCAACAATAACAATAAAGGTAACAAAATGAGTTTTGAATTTAGACCTATCAAATACACGTTTTGGAACACGTTCGGGGATAACACCCCGAACGATTTGGTTTGTACGTATATCGAACCGCATTACGGCAACCCATGTTTCATCAAAATAAGACGTAGGCTTGCAACTGAAATCGGATGTAAGAGACTACGTCAAGGTGTAGAGTGGCACGTCAATGATACTGACTGCTCTATGTGGAGTGAAAGACACGCGGTAATTGGTTTTGCTGAAGTGTTAGCACCTGTGACTGTAGTGTCAAAAGCACAAGCACTGGCGGTGTGTGAGTTTATGGAGTTAAAAGCATGAGTGACAACATAATGATACAAGCATGGAATGAGATTATGACAGATGCACAAGAAGCTGAGGAGTGCATTGTGTCCATGTATAGCATTGAGCCGTATTATGGTGGCCCAGAGGAAGGAGGTTGGTGGGGCAACCTGTACATACTCAGAGAATATGTACGATGTAGCAATCGTGAAGCAGCAGAGAGTCTACGAACAAAACTGCAAGAGAGATGTTCACAATTAAATTATGAAGCAAAAATAGCAGATGGGGAACACTGCTTACGTCAGATCGAACGTGCTGATGCACGAGGTTTAGACGTCGATGACTATAATTATGATGGACCAAGTTCATACAATGTAATCATCGAGAAGTTTCCCGGTGAGAATCAAGTAACAGAAAGATCACATTACGAATAATGCCACTCAAGAAACTGACGCCTGAGCAAACAGAATCAATACGTCATCAAGCAAACAACGGCGTAAGTGTAATTGCACTCGCAGCTAAATACAAAGTGTCTGAACAACACATATACAGAATTAAAAGTAATCAACGACGAGACAGAAAGACAAAACAAATGAGTACATACAACGGCTGGACTAATTACGCGACATGGTTGTTTTACCTGCATCATCAAGAGCAAGTAGAGAACTGGTATTACGATGAGCCAGCAAGCACACGCAAAAACCTTGATGAAACACATCTTCAAAATTACTTTGAGGAAATGTATGGCGAGCTGATTGATGGCGTCGCAAACATTTATATCACTGACGTTCTCAACAATGAGTTGCGTGATGTGAATTGGAGGGAGGTGATGAAGACACTACGAGAAGAAGACGAATCTACTGACGCCAACTGGACAGAAGAAACACAAATACAAAACTACATGGATCATGTAGCAGAAAACAAAGATAGAGAGAGAAACTAATGACAGCACAACAATACCTCGCTAAGTTCGGGCTGGATGCAAATCCAGCCCTTTTCACCAATGTACACAATGGCAAACACATGAAGCCCAAGTACAACTCTTATTGCATATACGATGGCGTTAGCCAGCTAGATCGACGATCTCGCATCATATGCGTCATGTCTAATTGCCAGACCAACAACGAGGACTGGAACATCAAAACTGGTGACATGATTCAGACATACATCATTATGCGTGATGTACATCCACAGGTTGCCATTGACCAACTACTCGACGGTTGCATCTGTGGTAACTGCACACATCGTAAGCGACGCAAGCGCCACACGCGCACTGCCAAAGTCAAAGATGTACGCACTTGCTATGTCAACATCGGCAAGGGCACATCCGCTGTGTGGGAATCATTTCAGCGAGGCAACATACCTATTATCACTAGTACTGTTGCAGCCACTATTCAATTAGTTGCTGGCAAGAAGTTGCGCATGGGTACATACGGTGACCCTGTAGCCGTACCATTCCCTATATGGGGTGACATGTTGCGCTATGAGATTGGTCATACTGGCTATACACATCAATGGCGTATGCCAATAGCACAACCATTCCGTGGTGTGCTTCAAGCGTCATGCGATTCTTACATTGATCGATGGGAAGCCAAAGAGGCTGGCTGGGGTACATTCCTAGTTCGTCCACACGATGGCTATATTGACAGACGCCACACTGCGTATGCTCGTGGTTGCAAGCAGTGTCCTAGTGATCCATTTATTAATGAGATGCGAGCAATGCGCAATATGCTACCTATGCATACAACGTGCGACACCTGCCCTGCATCTTTACGTTGTGATGGCGATAGTGATATCGTCATCCGTGCCCATGGCTCAGCTGCGCTGTGGGTTTAATTAAACAAAGGAGATAAACATGTTCTATTCAATAGCAGATTACGACGAATGGTCCCAAGATTGTTGGGACCAAGCCGGTCATTACACAAAAGATGGCGATTGCCTATCACCAGCCTGTGGCGCGTACTTTATGGCCGCTCTTGGTAAACGCATCTTTAAATCTATTGACGTTCGTTACACAGATACAGCAATACGTCGATTCATTAGTGAAGAAGAATCACAAGGAGAGGTAAAAGTTACCGAGGATGAAATCACAAACTTCATTGCTTTAGTACAGTCCGTGTACCACGAACGCACCATAGAAGAATTTAATGAGGCTATGTGGGAATACATTTGTGACTCTACATACAGCGAGTGGAATGACATATTTAGTGCGCATGACTTAGGTTATGCATGCAAGTTAGAAGAACCAGAAGGGTGGCCAGTGCCATGACAGTAGAAGAAATTGATCAAGATCAAGAGAATTTTGAGAACGAGTTGCGATGGCTGCGGGAGAAATACCCGCAGTTTTATATTGAAGTATGGGGGCCATACGATTTTGCATTGCAACTTAATCATGATGGATACCCGAATGGAGACGAGCTTGCACAGGCTGCAGCAGACAACTGGGATAAATGGGTGGGTGTAGTAGAAGTATTACACGACACATTTGATGCTCATGTTGGGACAAATTGGGATCGGCTTACACAAGCAATAAAGGAGATAGACCGAGATGGTAAATGATTACACGCCTGAACACATGACTTTCACTATTCAATCCATCAACACAGAGTGGTGGTACGAGATGATGATGGACATGATCCAATACAACGATTGGGTCAAGAATGTACGCACCGTTGAACATACAGATACAAACTGGGTAATAGAGATCATTGATGATGAGTGTGAAACACATCTCATATCAGATCTGAATCTATTGGAACACCTGCGTAAATGCTGGTCAATTGGTGATCGTACGTTTTTAGAGCCACAGAATGTTGACTACGACATCATCGACTGCATTGTACAGGAGTTGTGCTTTGGTGAGTTAGTTTACGGTTAAGGAGTAACACAATGCCGAATTGGTGCGATAACACATTTATTGTTTCTGGTGACAACATCGACGATGTAACAAAATGGCAGACAGAAAACACAACTGCAGATAAACATGGTCTTTACCAAGTAGATTTTAATGGCTCAGTGCCAATGCCAGATGAAGAAGATGGCAACAACTGGTACACATGGTCTCTGTCCAACTGGGGGACTAAATGGAATGCATGTTACGGATGCATACTGGAGAGCATTGGTAATGATAACGAGTTACGGTATAACTTTGACACAGCATGGGGTCCACCACGAGAGTGGTTCATAACCATGAGCGCAAAGTACCCTAAGCTCAACTTTGCATTGCATTACTCAGAACCCGGCATGTGCTTTGCTGGCACTATGAGTAGACAAGATGGTTACTTTGACGAAGTGCAGCGATGTAATGAAGACTTAACTGATGACGACAAAGAAGCAATGGGATACACACCATGCGAAGCATGCGGTGGATGGGAAGAAGAATGCATGTGTGACTGATTACCTACGGTATAATTAGTCTGGGAATTAACCATAATTTGTGGAGCGTGAACTGCATTTCAGGCTCCACAAACTTTTTATCAAGGATTAAAAATGTTATCAAATATCAATGAGATTTTAGACGAGATGGCTCGTACAAGTGAGTTTGCAGATGGTTGGAAGAAGATAGAAGTTACAGTTGGACCTAACAATATAGTTACATTGTCGTGGCCTTTGTGGAAGCTAAAGATTATTTCGTTTCGTGTAAACAGCAACGACATTATCAATTGTAAGGATGTGAATACGCTTGCGTTAAACATTGAGGTTCTTGACAACCTCTATGAAGATGGCGATACATATATGTGGAAGACAAACCGCAATCCTAATGAACGCAAGTGGGAAGAACTTCAGCGAGCTAAAGTTGCAGATGTAGTAGACGCTTTCCTTGATGGTGCATGGACTCCACCATGGAAGTGCGGTCATTGTTCAGCTCGTCTATCTGGTAAGTATCAGCCACGCTGGTAATGCCTAGCATACGCAAGAAATACAATGCGCCAGTAGCATATTACGTGCATGCCAATAATGTTGGTGTGCACGTATCTAATAAATACACAGCAAAATTAATATTCGAATTGCTTGTGATCAATGCTAAAGGCAACGACATCATTGAGATGAAAGCAATATTGCCTCCAACTATGTGGCCTAGTTGGTCACGGACGCATATCATTTCTCTCCTCAATGGATGTTGGCATGCATCTCTTATTGGAAGATATGTCTACAAAAACAATAAGCTTGTAGATGTTGTTGATTACTCTAGGAGTAACTACAAAACTGATCATTACGAGAGGCATGCAGAGTTTATGCATGACGCACTATCTTATGGAGAAAAGCAAACCCTTAATTACATACTATCTACCCCTGAGTTATTAAAGTTAATCATTCAGTCACCAACAGCAGCTAGTGCCAAAGTGGCGGTGAAGTACTTAAATAAAATAGACAAAACAAATAATGTGCCTCTGTCGCATGTAGTAACTTGCTGGAAATTCCTAAGGTTACAACATGAAAGACAACGAAAAAATAACACTAACTGATTCCTGTGTAGTGCCTATACTAGCTACATTATGGTTAATCGCAATAGCACTGTACTTAAATCGGTAAGTGAAAAGCAGCTGCAAGGTTCAATTGTAAGAGCCTTGCAACTGCTTGGATACACTGTTTTTGAAACAGGCAAAACACGTACGAAAGTAGCATGCCCTACTTGTAAAACTAGGCATTACGCTACAGGCTGGCAAGGTAATACTATTGGCTTACCAGATATCTATGTTCACAACTCTAAATGGAAGACTCCAATTGGAGTTGGCATAGAACTAAAAACAACTACAGGAAAGGTACAAGAAAAACAACAAATGTTTGCATCATTGCAAGTAACTTCAATCTGCAGGTCACTTGACGATGTATTAGATGTTCTTCATACGGCAGAGTTAGTAATTGGTAGCGAAGACACGATTAAAAAATTAGAGGCGTTTATAAGTAATGAGTACAGACGGTATTAATAGATTTGAATATTTGTTTCCTGTTAAAGAAGAAAATATGGACTACTACGTAGACAAATACTACCTAAGTAAAACATATGTATCTTATGAAATGAGTGATGGTGGAGTTGATTGGTTTGTCACATCTGTTGGTGACAAGGTATTCATAGAAGCAAACGATGACCCAAATTTCTTCAAGGGCCTTGAACGAGAACCAGTAGAGATATCTTGGCGAGATTTACTAGAATCATTTAGATCAGTTAGGTACAACGGTGAGTTATATTACATGGCAGGTTGTGATGGTCATGTTCCGGCAAACATATATGGAGCTGAAGGTAGTCACTTATATCCCAATCCATCAATGCTAATTCATGTACTAATGAAGCCAAGTGTCAATAACCCTAGGCTAACAATTGACTGCAAAACTATTGATATTGATGGCACTGAGTGTGCATTAATTGGATCTAGCCCACATGAACTAGTGTATTTCTACAACGAGGATGATGGTTACGATTTGTTTGCTGCTATGCCATTAGGTATTGTGTCGCAATTTTATAAGTATGGATGGATGAATGGCTCTATGTATGACTTACGTATGGCTGTTGCCACATCTAAGGAAGCACTAGCATTGATGACTGACGATATTAGAGAACGACTTAACGGAGAGAAAGAAGACGATAATGTTTAACCCACGAGACCACTTTATTAACCTCAAAGGCAAGCAATACCTACCAGTTGCAGCTCGTATTGCTTGGTTTAGAGATGAGTGCCCAGATTGGACAGTTAATACGTATGCAGTGCCCGAACTTTCGGGCGCTGACTACTGTACATTTGCAGCTGAAATCCTTGATAATAATGGCCGATTAATTGCCAAGGCTCATAAAACAGAACACGAAAAACACTTTGCTGACTATCGTGAAAAAGCGGAGACTGGAGCTATAGGTCGTGCTCTTGCATTATGCGGATTTGGTACATTGTTTGCTCAGGAACTTGAAGAGCCTATAGTCAATGGTACTGAGATGCGCATTGTAGATACTCCACAGCCAGTAAGATCAGCACTTACACCGGGTAAGCAGTTTGCAATGGAATGCAAGCGAATATGGGGATCTGGCATCACCCCATCTGATATGAAACGCGTGTTCTTTAAGTTAGCTGGACATACAGATACTAGCGATGAGAACCTTAAACTTGTTATTGAGGTATTGGCAGGGTTTAACACACCGGAAGAAGCAGAGTCGGTGTTCCTAGCAGAGGAGGAATAAATTGGATACGACTAAGTTTTTAGATCTAACTAAGTTTGACATTATTGGAGACAGTATTTACGAGATTGAGACCGGCGAATATGCCGGTCCAGTTGATGGCTGGCTAGGAGAAGAGCTTAAAACAGAAGATGACGTTCTTTTAGCTTTACAGCGTTTACTAAAATACGAGACTGAATTAAAGGCAGAGCAGCTTGCAATGCAATCAGTGATAGAGCGTTGCAAATCTATGGTTAAAGACAAAGAGCGTAAAGTGTTATGGCTACAGGCACGTTATGGCGCACAGATTGCAGACTTTGCTAAATCACAATTGACTGGCAAGTCTAAAACGTGGAAGTGCCCATGGGGTCAAGTGTCATGGCGTACATCATCGCCTTTATTCTCTGTGCTTGATGACGAAAAAGCAGCCATGGTTATTCCTCTTAATCTTGATGCCGTCAAAGTAGAAGCCAAGGTATATAAAAGTAAGATACCAAAAGAAATTCAACTCACACTTGTTCAAGAGTATCCAGAGCTATTTAGTATGACTGAAGCATCTGAAAACTTTAGCATAAAGTCATTGACAGCAACGGATGTAGAGCAGTAAGATTGCTGTGCTCCGTACCAATATCCAACGGAGTACAACTACCAAATGAAGGACCACGGACATCTACCCCGTGGTCCTTTTGTTACAAAGAAAGAAAGAGAATGAGCGACGAATTAGTTTACATAGGAAGCATCCCAGACTCAATTAGCGTTACGGATGTTGGAATCATATTTAATAACGACATTGAGTTTGATCAATGGCAACGTTTAATGGAAACGCTAAACCAATTAACTACTGCGTTTCAATTTGCCATGGGAGACGCATTAAATTACGGGCAGAAACGATATGGAGAGAAGTATGCACAGGCTATGGATGCTACTGGTTGCGCTTACCAGAGTCTTGCTAACTGGAGCTGGGTTTCTAGCAATGTTCCTATTCATAACCGCATTGCAGGTATTAGCTGGACTCATCACAGGCTTGTCGCGCATGTGGGAACAGAGCAACAAAAGCAACTCTTAGAATCAGCAAGAAGTCGAAATTTGTCTGCCGTAGAGTTTGAGCGAGAACTGAAAGGAGAGGACGAGACAGAGAAGAAGCCACTAAAACAAATTACTATTCCAGAGGGCTGGAGCGTAGATGATGCCAACAAAGCATTAGAAATGATTAGTTCATACAAAGATGGACTAAACGCATTGTGTGAAGCAATAGAAACTAAAACAGAATCAGTGCAACGATATTGCTCTGAATGTCCATATAACAATTAGAGGTAACACATGATTACAGTATTTAATGGCAAGTCATTTGGCTTGTCAGGAGAAAAGGCGTCTGGCTTTGTTCAGATAGATCGTTTACTCGTTGACCACATTACTACATTCACGCCATCAGGCTTTGTTGTTTTTATGACGTTAGTTATGCATGTTGATAATAATGGTTACTGTTGGCCTAGCATCAAGCGATTGTGTGAATGCACAGGTTTATCAGAAGCTACAGTAAGGACTGCATTGCACTACCTTACTGGCATGAGGATTAACGACAAGCGCATACTTGCAGTCAATCCTAGGACTTCTCCTAATGGGAGAACATCTAGTAATGGATACAAGTTGTTTCCTGATTCTGTTAATCATGATGCAGAAATTCAAGTCGTGACTTCTGGCTCGACGAAAAAGGAGTTGGCTAAAGAAGAGGACCCAGCGTACACACTCTACAAAGCATTTAAACAGGCTAGATATGGGTTTAATCCTGAAGCATCAATCACTGACAAAGAGTGGAAGAATGTGCGCTTGACTATATGGCAGATGCATAAAGCAGGTGTAACAGAAGAGCAGGTGCAGGAAAGAGTTAAAGTACTTATTGGAAAATGGAGGAATCAAGATATGATTACAGTCCGATCACTGTGGAAGCATTGGGAGACATATGCTAATCCAGAGATTGGTAAATTTTGCAACACTAATACAACTATTGAGGAGTGGTTTAAATGACAGCGACAGATAAATTAATGGCAGTTCTTTCACAGTTACCTAGTTCCATTCAATGGAATGAGACAAGCCAGACTGTGTATCGGGTGGCGATAGTTGGACTCAGCGATGACGATATTACGTATGGACTTAGGCGGATACTTACACGTGCTAAGTTTCGCCCAACACCGTCAGAGGTGCTGCTGGCTATAGCAATTACAAAATATGGAGACTATTTACCACAGTCAATCACAAATGATATTTCTGAGGCCATACGGCTCGGTACTCCATTACATAAGATGCATCCAACTGTACAAATGGTTGTTGGAAAGACAGGTGGGTTAAAAGCATGGAGAATGGAGCCACCTGTCAAGGGACAACAGTTACAGGAAGTACTCAATGACGTTTTATTAATGAGGATAACGGATCACATAGATGAGCAACGTGCAGAATAAGAGCCTTGGGTTTAACATCGAGATTCCATCGGACGTTATGAGTGAGCAATCACTTATAGCGTCTGTTCTTCTTGGTGGCAAGAAGCTCTTTAAGAGTCTCTCGCACATCAACAAAGGAATGTTCTATAGGGTCGCTCACAGCATCATATGGGAGGCTTACACTGCGATTGATGCATCTGGCCAAGACATAGACATTGTCACTGTAAATGAGGAACTGACGAAGCGAAATGCACTGGAGGCATGTGGCGGACTAGCTTATATTATGCAGTGCGCAGAGTTGTTACCTACGACTGCAAACTACGAGAGTTATGTCAAGTTAGTGGTTGACTATCATAGACGTAGAGAGATTATCTTTTCATCGGAACTTGCAAGTAAGAAAGCTTCCGAGGGAGACACAGACATTGATCAAATCATTACCGATTTAAATAACTCTGTTGCGTTTGTTAATTCCGGAAACACAACTGATGATTTATCTAAATTAATATGGGACACAACCAATGAAGCTATACTCAGAGACGAAGATAAGATTGATTTTTCAATTGGCTCTGGTTACAACGAGATAGATACGATTACAGGAGGGTGGCGCAATGGAGAGTTGATTATATTAGGTGGCAGACCATCTATGGGTAAGTCTAGTCTTGGATTGCAATATGCATGGAATGCAGCTAAGTGTATGAGAAGCTTAGATAAAAAGACTGGAGTACTCATTGTGAGTGCGGAAATGTCGAAAGACATGGTAACTGCACGTATGTTGTCAATCTACAGTGAAGTGGATAGTCAGGTCATACAGACCAAGAAGTTAAACAACTATCAGAAAGACCAGCTGCATACCGTAGCTAGAGAGGCTAAGACACTTCATGTTAGGATTGTCGCAGATAAAACTGTCACCCTTGGAGGAATACGTGACGCAATTAGAGATACCCAAAAATCATTTAATGTTGGCTTGGTGGTTGTTGATTACTTACAGATGATCGCAATGCCTAGTTCATACAAGTCTGAGAATAGGACTAGAGATATAGGAGTTATAAGCCGTGGACTTAAAGATATTGCACGTGAGTTTGCGTGTCCTGTTATTGCTTTGTCTAGTTTGTCTCGCGCTGTAGAACAGCGGCAAGACAAGCGCCCAATGATGTCAGATCTACGAGAGTCAGGTGATATTGAATCTGATGCTGATGTTATTCAATTCATATACAGAGCTGGTTACTATGAGCAGAAAACAATTGACGATGTAGAGACTGATGATAAAGCTGAAGTAATTACAGCAAAGAATAGAAATGGAAAGACTGGCGTATCGTTACTTCAATGGAAGTCGCAATACGCCAAGTTCCTTGACTACGATGCACTAGGACTTTAGTATTGACACAGTCTTCTTGATTGAGTTTACAACTATCGTTTTGCCTAGCCACGATGAAAGATCCCTGACGCTAATATAACGACTGCCGTCTCGTGTTATTAGTTGAGCAGGGATTATTTCATCTCCCCAAGCAGCTCCTTCAGAAGTTGCTTTCAAATTAACTAACACATCATGAGCGGTAAAAAACAATCCAAGTGATAAACGCAATGGAGCGTACACACGATTGTTGTGATTAATACACTCGACTTCTTTTGCGCTGACTACAAGTTTCCAGTCATCTTCCAACGTAACGAGTGATGTCCATCTAATGTATGAAACCGTGTTGATTGATCGACCGCCCATTAAGTTTTGTCTACGAGCAACTGTAATTCCATTGCGACTCCCGTCGTTATTACTGTTGCCCTCTATGCTTGTGGCTGTGTAATCTTTATCAACATCTTCAACTATTCCAATGTGATATGCATCGTTGCCTTTATGGCATACAAATAAATCACCAGCTTCAGGGATGTGCACAATAGCATTCTTCTTTTTTGCTACAGCGAAAATTACATCACAGTCAGCTGTGTATGGAAATGGCCACACAATGTCGTGTTTATCTGCCAGCTCTCGCGCTACAGCTGAAACAAATGAGCAACACCAAAAGCTTCCAGTAGCAACATTAGCTTGCTTATTCCATTTATCAATAAGCTCTCCCCTGTTGCTACCAACAGGGCTTTCAGTTGTACCAACATATTTGTCAGCAATAGCAATAAATTCACTAGCCAATTTTAATAAGTTCATTATTTACCATACCAGTCTGCAATCGATCTAGTAACATTATTTAACGGTAACCGCTTCATCTCTACGGTGCCACGGTCTTGAGCCTGTGCACTTGGTAACCCAAGTGATTGTGCACTAAGGTCTTCTCCAATATCGTATCCATGTAACACAGCATTTGGATCTTGTCGCAATGTCTGTAATAAATTTGGAAATTTATACCAGTCACGAAGCATATATACAGCACGTCCAAGGCTTGGTGTTGATCCAGCTATATTTACTTTGATGTCCTTATTAGCCTTCTCGTATGCCCTTGGTTCATACATGACATCGATACCAAATAGTCTTGGAATTAATCCCTTTATGTAGAGTTCTCTAGCAGCAGCCTTACTAACTGCTACACGATCTGGCATAGACATCTCAGTTGCTAATTCTTCACGTGTCATCATGCGTCGAGCTTCATCAGAATATAATGCCATCTTCAGCAGGTCATCATAATACTGATTAGTATGAGCAAGCGTAAATGTATCCATAAAGAGGTTACTTTGATTTGGATTTAAGTATCCAGCCGGATGGAAGTACATAGGTGCACGAACATCATTTTGAACTGCAACCTTTAATCCCGCATTGCGATCAAACGCAGGGGCGCCATTAAAAGTTTTGCCAGTAATTGAACTCATAATGAACTGACCACCATTATGAATCCTATTCTTAAACATCATCTTTACCCAAGCATCAGCAAATGCTTGCATCTTTTCTTTAGCACCATAGTTTTCAGCACTTTGAAAAGCTTGAAATGGTTTTAGTTGACTGCCAATTCTTTTTAACAATGGCATTGCTACAACCCAGTTGTCGTTTAATCGCTGATACCCAAAACGCTTACTAGAAATATTCATCCATTCTGTAGGATCATAATCTTCAGCTGGGTTGTTTATCATATGACTTATCCAGTTAAGTCCCATATTTACAAAGCCCATGCCAGCCCACATACCAAGCGCCCAACCCTGTTCTTTTCTTTGCCTTCTATCCGACCAAGGAGTCTGACCGTATTGTTGAAAGTCTAAGTCACTTTTAATATCAAACACTTCACCTCTAAACCACTTTGGTGCATTTACAGTGTTGACTACAGACCAGTCATTAATTGCCTTCTTTGCAGGAAGAGTCCAGTTATTAAATCCCCAGTACTGTGAGAAGTGCCTGTTGTAACCCGGTGCAGTCATAAAGTAGTTGACTACATTGCTTAAGAATTTAGCTGCTGGCATTTGAATCTTACTCTGTGAGTGTGATCCCATTGCCATTTCTCTACCGTATTTCATTAACGATGCACGAATACTTTGTTCGACTTCATGTGGTTTTAAACTTGTATCTGCACGAGCATCACGTACTGCGCGTAATGCGTTCTGCAGCATACACAAGTCCATTACTAAAGTACGCGACATATCCCAACGGTTCCAAGCTGGCAGAAGTTTTCCGGGTATCTGGCCAACTAAACTGTTTTCAATGTCTGTTTCAAAAGGAGTATCAATAATGTCTCTGTATTTTAAAGGGTCCGCAATTGCATTTGCTTTGTGCTTCTTATACCAGTCACTATATCCACTAGGCATGTAATACGTGTCTATCAATTCGGACATGGAAATTGCAGCACCCTTATTGTTGTAACGGTTAAATCGATCAACAACAGTATTCATAATCCAGTTGTAGTATTTAACGTCAGCATTCCATGCGTTAGTTAAAAATCCTTGTTTTCCACTACGAGCATTCTTTTGACGTATGCCGTGAATGACATCTCCAATTACAAATCCAATATCTTTAGTATTAAAAGCAACTGCTTCTGGAACTGTGTAGAGCAGAGATTTTAATAAGACTAATGGATTACGGACCTGAGTTGCAAGCTGAATGCCAACAGATGAAATATCTACAGCCAGTGTAACTGCAATAGATAATGCTTTGAACGGAGATAGTACATGCTTGTGAATATTGTAAGCAGCGTTGTTAAATTTTGGACTACTTGAAAATACTCTATCGATTACAGCACCGTCAAATGTCAAAGCCTTTCCGTCACCTACAGTAGTTTCAAATTCAGTACCCTTGAGTGGAGTGTCAACGGAGTCAGCCCAGATGTCAGACGATATATGTAAAACTGGATTACGCCTATTGCCCGACACCATCATTCCACCCTTAGTTTTTGGATCCTTATAGAAGGTAACTGTGTCTGGTTGCACATTAGCATCTCGCTGCACACGCGCATAGTCATTGACGGCGTCATATTTAATATCAACTTCAGGGTCAGCAGTGTCGTTGACGTATGGAATAATCTCTTCATCTTGCACGGGGATGCTGTCAGATTTACCAGAATCAAATGTTGGGTGGCTTGAATACCATGTTCCAGTACTAGCATCTTGCATGTACTCTGTGCCAGATGGGAATAATACTTTATGCCCTATCTGATTCAGTTTAGAATATTGAGTATTAGACGATGCTCTGTCTTTAGCTAACAGCAATTTAGCAATATGATATTCCTCATGCAACATAGTGTTCGACACTAATTTATTACGTTGCTCTGCAGACAATGGAATAGATCCGGTTTCATCAAACCCATCAGTGATCATTCGCAGTAACCCAGATGGCAACTGAGATCTGTAATTATCAGATGTTGACCAGTTTGGTTGAGTCTGTTGGAATTCCCATGTCTTAGCTGACTTGTTATATTTAGCCTTTATGACATACATGCCAGCATTGTCGCGAGTGGCATTACTATCAATCTCACCAAGTACATTAGTTTCATTTGTGCCATCAGGACCCTTAGAAGTATCCTTTCCAATGAAATCGTAAGGAAGCATAAAGTATAAAGGCTGTTCAGAATTATACGAGCTAATTACGTTATCTACTCCAGCAATAGAAGATAGATGCCCATAAACTTCTTGTACATTGTCTGTCCCAAATACATCCATAGATGTATATACAGGGCTATTATTTGCAGCTTTGAATGCAAACGGATCTTCCTTGCCCTTGCTACCAGCTCGGTCTGACCAGTTATATTTCAAGAAAGAATCAACGTCTTGTATGTCTTGATAGGACTCAACATATTTGCCAGATGCTGCATTAAAACGTAAAGACTTTGCAACTAACGATACTCGTCCATCATTTAAATTAACTCTGTACAACGCACCAGACTTACTTGCTCCCTTGGCATCAGCAGCAATGTCTCTATCTGGAGAGCGCAAAATAACTTGACCCTGCTCAGGCATTGTGTCAACAATGTCGTAACTCTTCCAGTTACGCAACGCTGCATTTCTAATTTTTGCGTCTGTCTTGACTAAGTGCTCTACGACATTAAATAGATTTCGCGCACGTATAACATCATATTTAGTTGCACCTTCTGGTATGCGACCAGCAACAAGGTTCATAAAGTTAATACGGCTAACATCATCTGTAAATGTTTTATTTAAGATGTGATCAAGTACTGCATGTGGAACAACAGACAACGTACTTTTTGGATCAAATGTTTGCCTGAAGTCAACTGCATTCTTTAACCCACCAAGTACTTGGATAAATTGATCCGCGTTTCCAGCCCTGCTTGCAGCAAATCGCAACATGGAGTCAACATCAACTCTGCGTTTATTACCAGACATATAGTCCTGCGATAATCCAACCAAGTCGTATACAGTTAACTCTTTTGGCTGTGGCTTGTTATCAATGGTTGCTAACTCAGTACGACTAGCATTTCGTTCATTCAATACTGTTGGGTCGTTATATAACTCATATAACTGCTTCAACCTAGTTTCTAAATTAACAGTGTTATTTCCTAATACGGATTGGTTTTCTTTGTACCAACCGTCAAATGCCACACCTGCCCATGTAAGTAAGAATTGTTGATAGTTGGCTTGAAGATTTGAATCTGGAGTATTTAATCCAAATAGTTGGTCAACAAACGTAGACACATCAACCTTAACGCCATCTATATCAACAACTAACGATCGTGCTTTAACACCATCAACTGATTCACTAGGGAAGAACTTTGCTAAATCTAATGCAAGTGGATCATTCATCAACTGCATTCTTGCGCCAATAGCTTGTTGCAAGAACTGCTGCACATCTCCAAAATCCGTAAAACCTTGCTCATACAATGCTGCAACAGCACGGGTGACACCTCTGTCTGATACGTCTTTAGTTGCTATAGGTAAGAACGAATACCAGTCAGTGCTCTTGTTGAAAATACCTAGTAGTCGATCACTCAAACTTCCTTCGGTACCACCAAGTTTGTCAGCAACAAGTGCAGCATGCTGTACTGTTATTTCCTGTATTAATGGAAGTACGACAGCTTTCTGTTCTGCTGGTAAGTTGTTCGCCCAACGGAGCAAGTTCTTTGCATGCACTTGGTTTCGCACATATGCATGAGTACCAGTGTTGCGAACGGCAGCTAACTCCTCTGAAGGTGTGCCAGATATGATGTTTTTAATATTCTTCTCTGATGCAGCTGCTAATGGAATAGATACAACTTCATCCCACTTATCAAAACTACCAGTACGCATTCCGTCGGCAAGAGCTGCGTTAATACGTGTCTCATACTCATAGGTTCGTTGACCTGCAATGTCAATAATCTTTTTATCAATCTGGCTCAACATTTGATACAGAACACTCATGAACTGAGGGCTTGCAGAATCAGATGTACCTACCATATACAAACCATCTTGCTCGGATATTAAGTCGTGACCAACAACATATTTTAAAGTTGTTTTTCGGTTGAATCCATTTTCACCAAGGTCAACCGTTGTTGCTCTACCTCGAACTACATTGAGGCGTAATCCTGCAGAACTTTCAACGACATATCCATAGTCACCCTTGGTTCCATTCTGTATGAACTTGGCTCCACGTTGACTATGCTCGTAAGTTTTTAATGTGTACCATGGCGTATTAGCAGCAGATGTCTCACCTTTACTTACAGTCATCCACGATTTACCTCTATAGGTAAATGATCCAAGGCCGGAAGGTATATCAGCCATCGTGGTCTTTTCGCGAGCCATGCCAACAACTTTACCGACAACGTTGTAACCTTCTGCTGCTGTAGTTCCAGTGTCTTGTTTCGTATATCCGTCGTTGCCATGAATACTTAAGTAATAATCATCGCCATACACAATGCCCTTATCTTGAAGAGCATTGATTTTCTGAGTAAGTTCTTGTGCTACATCAGCTGGAATAAATTCCTTCAAGGCAGCCATTGCTTCCCGTATGTTTACTTTATTCGCAGATTTATTTGACATGATTACGTCATGTACGTCTATAACTTTAACCGCACTGCTGGTTTTCTTAGCCTTGTTGTTTACGAATGAAACAACTGAGCCGTGTTTCATTGGATAAAACGCACGGTTTACACCTTGCTTAGATTGCGATTGATACACTACCGATCCCGGCCTGTAATGGAATACGTTGTTTGGTTTTCCATCAACAGTAGTGTATGCACCGTGATTTAAAGCTAACCGTTCAGCCATAGGCTTCAGTACAGATTGCAGGTTAATCAGCGCACTTGTAATATCCTCGCCTACGTATACCTTTGGGTTTGTTACGTCAGCTACTACACCATTATTCAAGATGTAGTTCACTAAACTGGTAGCAGACGATTCACCCCAAATTCGCTTTGCAATCCCAATCTGTTCTCTAGTGTAACCACCTTTGCGGGCAGCAAATTCTTCAATAGATTGCAGTCTAAATGAGTTTTTATTACCAGCACTTAAATCTGTGTATGCTTTGTTTTGACCTTTAAGATAATCATAGAACAATGCGATTTCAGGATTAATCTTGTCATCACTCTGTTGGATGTTTAATGGTCGAGTAATCGCATTAATCCAATCCAACTGGCTCTTATCTGGCAATGAGTAAAACAACTGGTGAGATATTTCATGCGCCATTGCTAATGATGTCTTGTCAAAATTCTTTGTGGTAGATGCCATGAATAAGATTGACGAGATTGCATCACCTTGCCGAACTCTAGTAATACTTGCTTCAACACTTTCACCAGCAACTTCAGATCTGTCATATCCAAGCTTAGCAATTTCAGCCTCATGTGCAAAGAACAACTTATGATTTTGATTGTAGAAATCTTGCTTTAACTGAGCAGCGCGTAATGCTACAAGCATCTTCTGCTGGTCTTTAGATAGGATCTGGCTATCCTTATTTAAAAGCTGCGCAACACTCGTTACCGCTTCTGGCAACATGATTGCGTTGTATGCGTCCTGATCTAATCCTAAGAATGCAGTAAGAGCTTTATATTGATCTAAGTCGTAATTGTTTTCAATGTCAGATGTAATCTTGCGTGTGCTGTTTCTGTTGGCGTAAGTGTCATAAACCTTGGCTAAGTTAGCCGCAATTGCTCGTGCATCAGCAAACCTATTTGACACACGAGTAATATTTTTATCACCTGCATTTATTTGCGATGAGCGTTTAACTGTCCTGTAGTATTTTGCCAGCTCTGCAAATCCTGCTTTTTGAGTTGGATTGTATAACTCATCTTTAGACATGATTGTGTAGAAAGACGCTAATTGATCTGCATCAGACTCAGTTAGGTCAACATCATCAATCCTGTCGTAGATAGAGACATTATCAAATGCTTCAATGAAACTACGCCTGTTGCCTAGGTTATTAAATTGACTCTCGACACTAAAATCTGATTCGGCATTTAGCGGACTGTCAGATACCGATCCGCGAATAGAGCCAATAAGTGACTTAACTTTGTAGGCAGTAGTAAATGTTTTGTTGATTGGAAGACCATATGCCAATGTTTTTGCGTCGTTAGAAACTTTGAATAACTGGTTTCGAGTACCTGCAAATCCTTCAGCAATCGTCATCAAGTCTTTTATTTCAAACTCAAATTCTTGTGCGTTAGATTCAGAACGCTTCTTTGCAATGTAATTGGCAACAGCTTCAGTAAATTTTGCTTTATCGCGAGGTGCTAATAATTCGTATGCTTTGCGCATAAAATGATTCAAGACGGACTGCCCTTCAATCAAATCATGTTTAGTTGCATCAGGAAGCGTATATACTTCTGCGCCTCCGGGCATAACCGCAGCTCGTAATCTACCATCTGTTCCAAATATAATTTTGTCAGTAACATAACGTGCTTGATTTACACGAGCAAAATATTTGCGAGCTACTTCAGGCCCAAGCGTCGCTTCAATAATTGCCTTATCGATAGACTCAAATTGAATTTGATCTTTGCTTGCAGCATCAAATAACGTAGCAAGGATTATCTTTTCTAATCCAGCGCGGTTACCAGCTAATAGTAAATATGCAGCTGCATCTTTATTGGCACCAGACCGCTGATGGAACGTGTTGCCATCAATTGCATTGACTACTCTTTCAGCAGTAGCCTCGGCAGCTGGAGTATATGCAGCGCTTGGTTGATCTGCTAGTGATTTGTCACCAAGTACAAAGTCAGCGATTTGAACAGATAATGAACGTGCTTCCTCAAGCATTGCACGTGCTTGCTCAACTGAGTTTAATCCAGCTGTGCTTTGCTTACCCTTATTAATAACAGCAGCAACAGCATCACTAATCAATACTCGCGTTCGTGGATCAAAGGTAACACCTAAGTATTGCAATCCATCTGTAGTGACTGTCTGTAGTAATTCAAGCACGGCTTGCTTAGTTGCTTGGTCACCTTCTACTGAACCAGCAATGCGAGCTACATTTTTAAGGTCTGCAGCATGATCGCTGATTAATGCCATGACCTCCATGTGGTTTGCTTCTTTGTTCTTAGCAAGAACATCCAACATAGACGTAGTAACTTCTTGCGAAACCATAGACATGAATGAATACAAGTCAGATGGTTTAATGCCAGCTTGAGTGTAATAGTTTGCTGCATCTTCTAAAAGACTTGTTCCATCTGGGCTTATCATTTCTGAACGCAACTTTAGCAGTAGGTCCATCGCTCCGCGTATTGATGTTTTGCGTTTAGTTTCTTTTGATTCACCAGTTTCGTCGGACTGAATTTTTTTTGCCATTACGTCTGAAGCGTAATCACTAAACCGATTTGCTGCGTCTAATGATCTAAATAACTTACTTAACTCAAATCCTAAATTAGTAGAACCATCTGTGCCAACTGCATTCATAATTCCAAAAATTAGAGCTTGACGTAAGCCGTCATCGTTGGAGTTATCAATTGCACGAATCAATTCGGACAACTGTATTAATGGCGATCCTAAGTATGTGATTGCAGCCTTAGATTCTGGGGTTAGGTTATTAAATTGCTTAGTGGCACTAGCTAGTAAGGCTTTATTTTGTTGCTGTGCTTTTGCTGTTTGCAAAGCTCCCGGACTTACGGCAAATCCTTCTTGTTCATATACACTTACGCCAGTTAATATGTCATCATTGTCCACATCATTTACTAACTTACGACCCATGTCAATTAATTTTTGAACTGCTTCCTCATTACCAACTAGTGCATCCATTGCATCTACATCCGAAATAATAGCTAAGTCGAATGAGCCATCTGAATCTGCAATTCTGCTAACTGCCAGTAATTCATTCATAGGCACAGGAACAGCCATATCTGGAGATGTCTTATTATCAGCTAATTGTTTAGCAATAATTGCCAACTTCTCAGTTGCTAATCGTTTGACAACATCATGTACAGCATCAGCAGATCGCTGACGGCTTGCGCTAATTGACTCAGGGGAATCACGTTCCATGTCAATTCTAGTTGCAAGTTCTGGTGCACGTGCAGCAATTTCGTAGAAGTATCCAAGGCGAGCGTCATATAACGCACGTTTTAAATTAGCAATAGCATCAGGGCCATTGGCAACAGCCGTCGAATATAAGTCTTGTGCTCGTGTAACAGCAGCATTATATTTTTCTCTAGATGTAAACCACTCCCCGAACGAATCAGCATAAACTGCTGGCATATCTTCGTAAGGCAATAATGCAGATAGAACTTGAATATCCTGTGGCAGTAACGCAAGTTTTTCCATCTGCCAAACTGAACCCTTGTTGAGGATCACTCCAAGAGCAATAGGGTTAACTAAGCTAGATAACTTTGATAGTCTTTTAATGGTTTGTAAGGCAACATCTAATTTGCCTTCAAAACGCGGGTCTTCACCAAGGTCTTTGTTTACAACGCGCTCAATAGTGGCATCTGTAATACCCTTGTCACGCATCATTAATCTATTAATCTTATTGGCTACTCCTAAGAGTGTAAGGAATTCTCCTTTTGCTGTGCCAATCCTACGTGGACTAGATGAATACATAACTTCTGCAGAAGTTGCAGCGTCCGTGTCATATACACCCACTAACTGATCAACAAGAGCGTTTAGTTCGCCATTTTCGAGTATGCGTGTAAGCCTAGCTAATTTCTGAACACTAATATCACGAGCGCTTTTCGTGATTTCAGTAGCCATTGATGTCTGCAGATAGAGTTCAAAATCGGCAGCCGACTCGCGGTTTTTTAATAGCCACTCACGTAATGATGCAACGACGTTGCGTTCAACTCCAAGTGTTTCAGCGTCACGTGTTAATACATTATGAATTACACCAGATAGTTCTTCTGGCAGAGAATTAATAATTTCGTCGTATGTAATAGCTGGGCCATCTACAGACTCATCGCGACTCGACATATACATTGCGTGCTGCAATATATTTGTTATCTCATTACCTTCTGGTCGTATAGCTGTTAAATCAGAACCCGTTACGCGACCAGCTGCTTCCAATTTTGATTGCAAAAATCCACGATCAATCTTTTCAACCTTTAAGGCAGGATCATCAAAAATAATTGCAGGAGTTGCAGCTGGATCATCAACCCGTACCCCAATTGCAGAGTCATTAAATTTCTCAATTATTACGTAACGGGCTTCAGAGCCATCTTGCTGTGGAACAGAGACAATGTCACCGACATCGTGTGTAAATGGATCTGCGTAATCATAAACTTTCTCAATACCCTTTTCGGCAGTAGATCCTTCAGGTACTTCAGCTGTAAGTTTTGCGCGTTGATTTTCAGATAAAACTAAGTCAACTACAACTGTCCCGTTGTCAGTATCCTTGCTAACGCGCCATACAGATCCTCTATTTGATGGTTGCCGTTCTCTTACATCTGTATATTCAGGAGAAACCGATGCAGGGATATCTCCCTTTGCAAATATTGCATAAGAACCATCATGAAGTTGAAATATATCTGTCCCTCGAAATGTATCTACTAGATTACCTTCAGGAAGCCTGCTTGTAGTTCTTCCGTAATTAGGAATATTTAGTTTAAATCTGTCATCTTTTATTTGAGCGGTATACGGTATTAGATTTGTGTCTGGAATGCTTTGCGTATTAATTAAAGAATCAATAAGTGTAGCAACTTGCTCTAATACGTTGATTTGCTCATTACTTAAATCAGATGTGTCGCTCAATAAGTCCTGTATAACACTCCTATTGATTAATTCACTTTTACCACTCTCAGTTTTTACGTAAATCTTATATCTATCAAATCCAGTAATGACTGCATCTTCACCACCAAATCGTATAATTTTTCCGCGTAAATTATCAATTAACTCGTATATGTTTTGGCGATCCTGTTTTTGCTCAGGAGTAAGAACATTGTCAACCGTAGAGTACTGCGGCTTAAGCATGCCGATGTCTTCTGATTCATGCTTTGGAACTAGTGTCGCGTTTTTAAAATCTCTATCAAACAACAACATGTTGCCATCGTTTGTATCAATACCGTAGTAACGAATCTTTGCACTTGGGTCTGGTTGTTTTTTACCAAACTGCTTCATCTGTTCTGTGTACACAGGAAGCAACGCATCTGTATATTCTTTAATTCGTCTACGTCGAGTAATCAAGTCCGTCTTGTACTCGTTAGATAATTCAATGTTGTTTAGAGGATTGCCATCTTCAAGGTTTATCTTGTCTTTATTTCCACGCATATTAGTAAGCAACGTGTCGTACTTTGCACGTAATGCTTCTGGGAATAAGTCTGGATTATTGACATATGCCTCAACATACTCTCCAGTTGTTTTGTAAATTGGTGTACCTTCAGGCACTTCTCCAAACTTAGCAAGAGTCTGTAGATTAGCTGCATTATCAGCAGCCATGACTGACGCAATACGACGAATGTCAACGTCATTTGGTTTTATATCAGCGTTGTATTTTGCATTGTAATGTTTAACCAATGCTTGTAACTCTGGGCCACCTTTATTTACAATGTCAGTAGCATGAGATAACGCCATTGTCTTTGGCTCAAGATTTTGTAGCGGATTACCACGGAAAATAAACTGAGCATCTTTTCCGGGACGAGACGCTACTAATCCAAGCATAAGCGATTTAAATACATCGCCAGCATCAGGGGTATCAATAGGAGTAGATTTATCTATGCGGGTATTTGCATAGACCATGCGTCCAATATCACTAAGAGGTTGCGTCATAGCAAATCCAAGATCTGCAGCAGCAGCTTTACCAACCTCACTCTCAATAGATGCAGACAACCCACTGCCTAGTGCGGTAAACGGATTACGGCTAACCTTTAAGCTATCCCTCATGGCTTGTATGCCAATGGCGGATTGGTTTTTTACATCCTTCCACATTTGGACTGAGCCACCACTAGCCATACCTAAGATGCCAGCTTGCTGTAATGCAGATTGAATCTCACCCTTTGGGTCAAATTCTTGTTGTGCTATAGCTCCCGATTCTGTCATGCCACGTTGCATGGTAGAGCGGATAGGATCCATTACAGTTTCAAAACCAGCAACTAAATCTTCACGCACTCCCGGTTGACCGCCGGTTAACTGATCCCTAAATGCAGCAGTTGCAGTAGGCGCAGCAACACTGCTGCCAATACCAATGTAACGACCAATGTTTGAAGCCTTAGTGCCAAATCCAGCAAGCATACGAGCACCAAGTGAACCTGCGCTATTAAGTAATCCAAGGCTTGTGTATAGAGCTGGCACAGCAGTAAATGCCTCAGCTCCTACCTGTGCACCAAATGCAAATTCTGAATTTGTCATTCCGGGAGCAAGCATCTCGTTGCTCTTTTGATACCAAGGTGTTTGCTCTTTAATGTCAGACGCGATTTGATTAGCTGATTGCGGTGACCTGCCAGCCATTCGTGCGCCAAGGTACGATGTCCCTTGTGTCAAACCAGACATCATTTCCATTGGTTTTGCAGCAAAACCAGACTGGAAACCCTGTGCTCCTGAGATAGTTCTTCCAAGAAATGACTCGTCATCACCCCTTAAGCCACTAATATCAATACCCGGCATTACTGCCTTAAATCCACCCAAAGCCACACCAGCAGCCCTTGACCCTAATATGGATGCTGTTTCTGCATCAGCATTTACAGGTGTGGCGCCAGCTTGAATGCCTTGTTGTCTTTTATAATTGGCTCTCGTAACCGCGTTGATTGCATCTGCGGTGCCAGATGGGACGTAACCCCATGATCCATCTGGGTTGTACTGGATAAGGTCCGAATGCATAAGTCTATCTGGAACTGTGCCAAACGTGCCTTTAGGTCCCTGCACACGTCCCATTCGACCATACGGAATTTGCTGGCCATCACTAGTCTGAATTGGCGTACGCGACATTTGCTGTCGCATATTCGTAATACTAGATGTGATGTAATTTTTCTGAGACTCGTCAATTAATCCTTGCCTAAATGCATTGTTAGCAAAGTCAATTGTAGACGATGACACAACTGCAGGATTACCTCTACGGATAGCATCTGCAATTGGATTATATTGAGTCTGCACAAACTCATTTATTTGACTCTGAGGATATGAGCTTTCAAAGCCCATTCTATTCGTGGGCCTTGTAACAGTTACGCCTTGCGGACTTGGAACAACTCCAGCTTCAGTGTATCTTTTCTTCCAATAAGCATCTGATCTGGATTTATCACGTTGACTTGGCATGTATTACCTCTGGACTATTTTACCAACGATTATGGTCCTGTATTATTTGGCACAAAAGTGGCTGGAGCTATTGATGTGCCACCTGAAATTCCGGGCTGTATTGTTCCTGCTGGAGGTGGAGTACCCGGTGTAGGTGCTCCGGGAGTCGGAGTTCCAGTGCCTACAAAACCACTTTGCACAAGCATATTAATTGCATTTGCTGCTCTAGTAGATGGATCGGGTTCTGCCTGTACATCTGAAAATGTTTTCACAGACCGACTTAAAAGGCTACCCAACCTATTCCTTTCATCTAGCAGCCGTTGTGCTTGGGCTGCTCTATTGGCGTCTCCCTGTTGTTTTAATTTAGTAATTAAGGCTTCAAGTACACCATCTTTAGGATCAACGTTAAAAATATCCACGGCCTTTTTATTTGTCTCATTCAAGGCTTTTTGAGCATCTTGCCATGCACTAGTCCATGTATTGATTAATGGATAAGCCAACTGTTTAAGTGTTGCATTAATCTGTTCTTTGGCCACACCCTTTGTTTGTGATGCAAGATATACGGCAAGGTTATTCTTGATAGATTCTTCATATCCCGGATTAGTTCTAAGTACGGCTTCCTGAATTTTTGGATCAGCAATAAACCCCATTGCCATTTTTCCTGCAATGATCTTTTTTACTTCCGCGTTACTCAAATCAGCAGTGCCGTTTTTTAATTGCGCATCTGTTAATCCAAAACCTTCCTTCCATAAAGTTGGTAATGGAATTCCATTTGCCCTAGATGAATGGCTCATCATGCTGGCTAACTTATCTATATTCATAGATGCCATTTTGTTTACGTTTAATGATGGTGTTTTATATATTCCTTTTGGTCCGGTAACGGGATCAACAGTATACGTACCTCTATCAATGAAACTGTCGTTTGGCACAGATGCTGCAGCTGCCATTATCCCTTGTATGATTCCCGGAGCAATATTGAATCGCTCTAAAGTATCTGCAATGGTAGGTGCTTTTCGTTCTGGTGCATAACGCTGGATAGCTGCAGCCATATCCGTTTCACCTTCTTTTGCTCCAAGGCGTTTCATGTAATCAGCTCGCATGCCAGCCGTATCTCCGAATAGACTTGGAAGTGCTTCTGCGGATTGAACATATCCGGGCATTGCCGCGAGCGTTGTTCTTGCAGTGTTGTATTCTTTGTACGCAGCAGTTTTATCTGCCAGTGACATAGTTGGACTATTTAAAACAGCAAGTGCACTCTGGATTGTTTTAAGTGGGTCATCAAAACCTGCGCGTAATTTCGTAGCTGCAGTAAACTTATTGCCTTCAGGTACTTGCTTTGCAAGTGTAATGTTTGCATCTTGAGTTCCTTCCGCAATGTTTCCCTGCACTTTAGAAATTCTGTTAGCATTAAACATGCCTTCTTTTTGCAAAGGCATCATTTGTTCTACATTAAATAAGTTGCCTCTATTTTGAATGTCTTGACCAATTACACCAAGCTCAGCACCCCTAACCTGACTAGGTAGTAGACGCTCACCAAGAGTTGCTTGTGTTTCAAGTATCCGTCTTTGAGTTGGATTAACCAACTTGGTATTGAGAACTTGTTCTGTTGTACCTTGCCGTGCAAGGTCCTCCATAGCGCGTTGATGGAGCATGTTTTCATTCTCAATGCGCTGTTGCCGTTCCATCTGCGCAAGTTGTAATTTTTGTTGCGCAGTCTGCTGAATACCTTGCAACATAGATCCGAGTCCAGCACTCAGTGCTGATGAATTGAATGCCATTGTGATCTCCTATTACTTAGTCTTGTTGGCTAATGCTCGCATATTTCTGGCGTTCTCCATTTGGAATGGAAGTCCAGTAAGGAATGATGTGAACTGTGCATGTTCGCCACGTGCAGCGTCATCAGCTGCCTGATACTGCGCACCAATATTTGCTTGATCTTGCATGCCTTGCGAATACAAGTTTGATGCACCTTGAATGCCACCTTGCATCATATTCGTTCCGGCTCCAGCCATTTGATTAGCCATGCCTGTTGCAGCAGCGTATCGCTGCGGTGCGTTTGCCTCATAGTTTGCGCCAAACTGCGCAATGTTTCCAGCCTGTGCCGCATTGATACTGTTTTGCGCAGATTGCATAAGTCCTGCCTGAGCTGGCCCATACAATCCAGATTGTGCACCTCGCATCTGCGCTCCTGCCATTTGTGCATCGCCTTGATTTTGAAGAATGGCATTTGTTGCACCAGTGCCTCTAAATACATCTGTCTGCGTTAATGGTTTATATGCAGCCTCAATGCCCATTGCTGCGGATTTCTGAGCCATAGGCATGAATTGATTTTGCTGGGCCTGCCCCTGCTTCATCATGTTGTCAAAGTATGGAATATATCCCATCTTTGAACGAGCATACGCTTCTTGCATACCAAGCGTTTTGCTTCTTCGTGGTTTAAATAATCCACCAGCAAGTTGGCCAACGCCCTGCATAATCATTGAACCTGTCATTGGATCTATCATTTTAAACTGACCTCGCCATCATTATTATCCAGCGCCCTTGCCCAGCACTGTCAACTACCGCTAATAATCTGCACGTTTCCCACTGCTCATTTAATCCAACCCAAGCCGCGTTAAACGAAATAATGTCACTGCCAAATGCAGTAAATGTCACAGTATTCACTGTCGAATCAGACTTAATAACGTCTACATAACGACCATAACAAGATGATGCCTGTGGCAATGTAAGTGCAATCGCAGCTGTTGTCGCATCACATATCATAACGCATGGCGCAAGTGGTACGTCAGTAGACACCGATGTGTAATACAAAGCATTATACGCAGGTTGATATGGAACTGGATCCGTACCACGTAAATTGGATTCTCGAATAGACGCAGTTGATTTACCCGGACCAGTAATCTTTTCCGGTTGTCCTGACCGTGCATCTGTAGGATATGTAAGTGGAGCAATAATAGGCATGATTAATCTCTTGGAGTATTACCTTCCGTGGTTGTTGCATGGAATGAAAATAATTTCCACGCAGTACTTGTTGTTCCACTTAACTGCACAGTAAAGGTTTGCTTATCTGATGTCCTTTGAATGTTACGTATAGATACAACCTGCTCTTTATTAGCTTCCCATGTGTACGAACCAGTACTGGCAAATCCGTGCATCGCCCTTAGTGTCCAGTTAGTTTGGACTAAAGATGCGGAGTCATTGCTTAGATGCATATTGAAACTGTGTATCTTATTTGCGGAGTAATACATGTTTCCTTCTGCTGCAGATTGGCCATACTCTCTAGATAGTAAGTTCCACACAATAGGGGTACTTGTCCTAGAAGACGATGCATATGCAAGATCTGAAAAACCTTCTAATCTAAAGAGTTTTCCATTACGACTACCAACGTAAAGTTCCTGTGTATCATCTGCAGTTTCAACAGAAACAATTGATGTAAATGGAGTTGGGTTTGTCCAGTTTACCCATCCGCCTGTCCGTGTATCGTACACATACATCGTTGAACAAGACGCACCTGATGCTTCACCAGCAATAGGTGCTAGTGCGTGAATACGCCTATCATGCACACACAGTTCAGACTGTGCATATGCAGCAGCATTGATATATGAACCACTTGATAATGGCCCATAATCTTGGCTTCGTATGTTTAATACGCCTTCAAGTGGTAAACCAATTGCTTCCAGTTGCATCCCCGTTAATTGCATTATCCCAGACGCAGTAACGTAAACTAAACGCCCATTGACAATACATGCACCTCGCTTTGCAAGTAAGCCTGTGCCTTCACCTTGTAAAAATCCTTGACTTGCAAAGTTACTAGGATTATCTCCCGTAAGGAGATAAGTAGATCGCTCACGTAGAATTGCTAGTGCTGCAGATGTACTGTTGTCACGTATCAATCCATCTCCACCGATGGAAAGCATATCCATAATTTGCTCTTCATCAGTACGTGAAGAGATGCTGAAACTTGTTCCTTTGATAGACATTTGCGCATCAGCAAAGTTTGGAACTAGCGTAGTGTAAATGCCATATTCGTTAGTGACATCTAGTAGCCAACTTGCATAAATTGTATTTTTAGCTGAAGCAAATAATCTACTATTGAATACAGCTAACGATGTACAGCCAGTAGGAAATGAATCACGTCCCTGCCGTAATCTATATCCTCTAGTGCCAATGCCATTGTCAAATAGTAATCCTGAATCTTGCACTTGATCAGTAAAGGTAATTTCGTTTGTTGCTACGTCTGAGAATGCAGATGTAGCACCTGTCCATTTGTTTCCATCGGAATAAGATAATCCAGTGTCAAGGTCGATGATTGCTATCAACCTACCGACGTCATCGCCAGTTAAAACATTCTTTCGATAAAGTAACCCGTATTTGTATTCGCAGTTACCGCCACCAATCTTACGTAAATCTCCTGCGTACAGCTTTAGTGTGACCTGATTAACTGCAGCTGTAATCGTAACATCTGCACTAAACTGTGTAACTGTAGTTTCAAATCCGTCACCAGTTGGCAGTTCAGGTGTAGTTGCCCATGCGGACACACCAACTCCCGCAGTCGGCGTAGATGGAAGCGTATATGGGCGCCATAAGGATAATCCATATGAGTACTTGCTTGATGGAGTTAATGCGCCCTGCTTAGTAACCTCACCAAACGATATACACCACTCGTTATTTCTTAACTCCGAGATGTCGTAGTCTAACTTGAAGTACAAATATCGTACTGATGTCCTGTAAGCTTGTGGCACAGGGAATAACTGAAACGTCAGATAACCCTTATCCTTGTCATAAGAACACTGGCCAGTCCATTCAGTTTTATTTCCAACTCTAAACCCAAGACTAAATGGCGGAATAGACGAGTTGATTACTTCTGAAAATGATGAACGAATACTTATGCTTTCTGTTTCAGCCAGCGAATAGGTAGTGCCTAAATCTATTTTGATGTATTCGCCTTGTAAGTATTTCGAGTATGTTTCAACAGGAGACGTTGCCTCAAAGGTTGCGTTATCTTGTACCCCCATTAGTTTGGCTAATCCAGCTGGATCATCTTGTGTAGTTGACAATGCTAACGCGCTATTGATTGCGTACAAGGACGTGTCTTCAATCAACATATAACTAGCGCCACCTCTGTCAAAGGCACTACTTAATCTGATCTGTATACCAGTGATAGTGTTTGCATACTCTCTAAAGTCAACCAGTATCTCAAACCGTTGCCAGTCACTAGAGTTTCTTGCTGCTGATGGACGTGCATTGTAATAAACTTCCGCACCAGCAATGGCTTGGTTTGACGCAAACGCAGTAGCGTCTGTTGTCTTATATGCTTGTACGCGAATGTCTAATGTGTTGCCACTTACAAAATTTGTAAGATCATCTTCATTCCACAAATAACAAGTAAACACATATAGACCTGAGTTGCGCAACACTTTAAAAGTGCTTGATGAAACAGCCGTAAATGTAAATGCGCCAGACACCAGTGTGCTGTCAGTTGTTATTGTGAATGTCGTTGTGTTTACTATGGTTTTGACATAGTAAATTGTAGTAGTGCTAACACCACCTGTTGTGGCTTGAAACTGTATTTTCTGACCTAATGTCAAACCGTGAGAAGTAGTTGTTACAACGTTAGTCAATGCTCCTGCTAGAACACTGAATGTAAATGGCTCACTGTCAGTAATTAAGTTTATTGAACGGACATCAATATCTTGAGTCAAGTAATCCTGTATTTGGTCAATTTTTACACAACGTTTTGCTGTAGATCCATCTCTAGTAGAAATGTATCCTTGTGGGTTTTTTGCACTCGTAGCAAACTTATTAGTTGCGCCAGATGAAATATTTGTAACGTCAGCCGTATTGTAATTCCATCGATTAAATCCAGTGTTTACATTTAACTCAAAACTTGGGTCACCAACTTGATTGGCCCAAGCCGAGCTTGGCAATGAACTAAATCCGGAAGTAAGAATAGGCGTTGTATACCTAGAGCTAATCTGTTCACCACTCATTACTTTTAGTGATGATGCAGTAGCTACCGGCTTTACGTTTTTTAGTTGGTCATAACTTAAATTTGGAAGCGTCTCAGCTTCAACCGTACTGCCATTCATGCGGACTCTGAATAACGGATTTGTATTACCACTGCACCCATATACGTAACGGCCATACTGAACCATACGGACATTATCTGCGTTAGTGATATTGATAGCAGATCCAGTTAATCTGTCATTTAACTGCACAGGCTGATTAGCAGTGGTGTATCTTGTACCAAGTGACGTGTACTGAGATGTGTCATATGTGTACAACCCAGTACCACTTGCAAACAGTAATCTACTAGTTTGCCCTGCATCACGCAACACAGTCAGTTCTCGAATAGGATTTGCCAAAGCAAAGTCATACGCTGGAGTGCCTGTCGTGTTATACCAAACAGATGCCCACCCATTGCGTGGACGTAGAGTGCCAGCTGTTATAAAAAGGTTATTTAAACTTTGGCAAAACCCAGCATCAATTCTCGATGGGTCATTGTACGTATCGATGCCTTGAAATTTTCTATCGCCAAGAGTAAATGGTTGTTGATTATTTCTAACTTGTCTTACTGCCATTACGTACACCCCGGTCTTCCATAAGTCTTTTTAGCTGGCATGTTAATAACATAATTTACATTTACAACCTGACTCATAGTATATGTCGGAGATAGTGTTCCTTGTTGTGTATAAGGATCAGGTGTTGTAGTTGTTGTGCCAGATGTAAGTAATGTACCAAGTACATGAATTCTAAATACTGGCAATGTAAATGGCAGATCGTAACTTACAGATGTCGTGATTGTTGTCTGTTGTATGCTGTCAACTGACCATCCACATGTCGTGTTGTCATCAGGTATCCATGGTGGACACTCACATAATGTTGGTTGTACTCCAATAGCAGTTAGCGTAGCTCTTGCATTTATGTTAGCAAATTTTGGTGCAGCTGGAGTATTAGGGTTAATTGAATAAAAAAGTGCAGTTGCGCGACTTACTAATCCAGCGTTTTTGCTAAATCCTAAACCAGCATTTAAATTAGTAACCGCCGTGATGTTGGCATTTAAGTAAGTTGGTACTCCTGTAGTATAGGAGCCAGAAAGATTTGTGACAGTATTGAGTTGTGCTTGTAATTGATTTGAACGTGTTGCGTTTAATGATGCTAACGACGTGATGCCTGAACTAAGTTGTGTAGACCTTGTTGCATTTAATGATGTTAATGATGTGATTATAGAAGATAGTTGAGTTGATCTTGTTGACTGTAAATTCGTTATAGCAACAATAGTCGATGCACCATTAACGCCAGTTGTAACACTACCTGTGCCTAATAGGTTACTAACACTGGTAATTTGTGATGCGCCAACATATGAATATGCTGCAGCCAACGTAGCCCTAGATTGTAAATTTGCTGCAGAACTCCCTGTTACTGTAGCAAGTATGTTAGACACACTAAACAGTGAGGCTGTTCTAACAAACGAGACCCCAGCTTGTAGATTTGCTTTTGCGTCTAACGCTGACGTTAGGGAATAAACACCACTAGTATTTACTCTTGAAATAGAAAATAGAGAAGCAGATCTAGGAAATGTAGGAGAAGCATTTAATGTTGAGACTGATGTTAATCCAGCAGTTTTAGGGAATGATAAAGATGCATCTAGTCTACTAATAGACGTAATTTGAGACGCACCAACCCGTGTTTCATTTGTTATTAAACTAGAACGAGATGTTAAAGATGCTGTTCTTGTAAATGTCGGTGCTGAATCTAATCTGGCAACAGAAGTTAAACTTGCAGTTCTAACAAAAGATACTGAAGCGTCAAGTCTAGCGACAGCAGTAAGGCTTGCAGTTCTAGTTACTGTTGAACTAGGCGCAGCAAGCCTTGCAGCAATAAACGCTACTGTTATATAACCAGCGCCGAATGGTCCTGCCATAAATTACTCGATCGAAATACTAATTGCCCCAGCAGCAAAAGTAATTGATTGGCCAGCAGTCAGCGACACAGAACCACCAGATAAATCTCCATAGTAATGCAATGCTGCTTCACTCTGTACCGCAGTTGTAGTAGCACCTACAGCCTGAGATGTTGAGATACCAATGCCAACAATGCCAGAGTGCGTTGCTGTTGCAGTAAACGTAATTGCATTTGCGTTTACAAGAGCAGCTCCTGCGGTAGATGCAGTATTTGTACCAGCAGTAGTAGACCATTGCTGTCCAGCTGTACCTGTAAATGCAGGACGCCCTGTAGCACCAGTGTAACTTCCAGCTGCAGCAAGTTCTGTAATAGTATTGTCTGCTGTACTGTTAGTCAGAAATACTAAAAAGAATGCACCTGTTCGAGCAGATGGAGCAGTTGCCCTAAGAGACCAGTTCAAAACTTCAGATTCAAGACCCGGCATTAATGCTGTATTAGCCATGATTACGTACCTACCTTCACAATTGGATCAGCGCTTACACTCGTAGTAATTGGTTGTGACCAAATAACTGTAGTGTCTGCTTCATTGTACACATCAATCTGTGTACCAGTTGTTGCGTCAATCTTATTACGTAAGATACGCAACGCATTACGGACCGTACGTCCATTAGATGTTGTAGATGCCTCATTACCAGAGCTGTCGAGATTACGTGCAAGTATAGCGTCGGCAATCTCAGCAGTAGCTGTTGCTGCTAACTCATCACTGCCAATCGCGTCTGTTGCAATAGCAGCAGCATTAATAGCACCAGCTGCAAATGATCCTGTTGTAATACCACCAGATGCAATAGATCCAACAGAACCTGTAACGTTGCCTGTAACAGAACCAACGCTTCCGGAAACGTTTCCAGTAACAGATCCAACAGATCCGGACAGGTTTCCAGTTATGTTTCCTGTGACGTTAAACGTCTGCGTTCCCGACAACGCATAGCCAGTTTTATCGTTGTTAGTGGCAACTGTAACCTGACCTGTAGCATTACCTGTAGGGATAGCACCAGAGGTTCCTTGTGCTACGTTTGGTAATGCAGTCAACCCAAGGCGAACAGCATCATCTGGGTTAAAGGCAACAATTTGATATTCCAACAGGACTGGAGCCATGTTAGTTGCACCCTTAAGCATGACTACGGCTTTATCAGAACCGGCTGATGCAAATACAGCATTAGGTACATCAAATCTATAAAGCCCCGGCATATTAGTGCCATCTACAGCCACGAATCCACCAGATGAGTATGCACCAGTAACAGTCTGTGTAACCAATGGAATGTTTACTCTCGCACCTCGCTCAACACAGTAATCAGCAGTAAGACTAGCAGTGTTAAATACAAGACCAGTCAAACCTGCACCAGTAGATACAGATGAGTTCTGTATAAACACATACTCTGTACGGCTAGTGTTATTAATCTGTACTATTTGTTTAGCCACGTATGCCTCCCATCATGCCCGGATGCACAACCATACCACTGCCACCTGCACTAGCGACAGGAATTGCGTCAATCTCAGCAACTGGCACAGCCCTGTAAGCAGGAGGACCTAACGTCGTAAATGAAGTAAATACACCAGATGTTCCGTTCCTAGAAACAACATCAACGCTATTAACTTCACCACTAAACGTTTGAGACGAATCGGTATTTTCTTGAAAATGAAGATACTGCAGTTGTTTACCCAAACCACTCTCAACTACAAAAAAGTATGTTGTCCCACCAGTAAGTGTTATGTCCGAAATAAATTCAAATTTAAAGTTACTAGCAAGACTTGTTGCTGCACGTATATCAGCATGCAATACAGATTGAGTTGAAACTAATGTTGTAGTACCAGCACTATCTAAAATGCGTCCTATATAACTACCTGTTGTAGTACCAGCTGAACTTAGAACTAATCCATTAAGCCGTATGTT